CTACGTCACCAGTTTTAAACTTGACTTTTAAATTAAATTCTTTATTTCCTAGTTGACACATTGGAACATGCAAAATAGGAGGCAATTTAACGTCCCTAAATTCTGACATTGGTTCAACATCCACGAATCCATTTCCATATACTTTTGTTATTTTAGCAATCAAAGATGTATCTATTTTCCCAAGCATTGCTTTCACATATTCTTCCATCATTTTCTTCTGCCTTTTCCTTTACTTCTCTTAACTTGAGTAACCTTTCCTTTTTTATTTTCTTCTTTTTCAATCTTTTTAATTTCAGCATTATTTTTCTTAACGTCTGAATCGTTATTTACAACTCTTACTTTCAAAGTCATTTTAAAATCACTAATATCGCTAATTTCAACAATTTGACACATTGTTGAGATGTCATTACTTATTAACTCAATTAAATCACCTTTTTTCAAATAATAAATTAATAAACATTTGACTTCGTAATCATATTTCAACTCTTCTTTTTTTTCTTTTTTATCAGACTTTTTTGATTGATTATTTTTTTTCGAGTCTTTAGTTACACTTTTATTATTTTTTTGATTTTTTGTCGCTTTTACTTGCTTTTTTTGTTGCTGTTTTGCCACTTTTTTTCCCACCTTTTGATATTTTCTTACTTCCTTTTTTGCCTTTGTTTTCTTTCGTTTTTTCCACTTTATAACTTATTTCTTCAATATTTTGTGGCTTAGGCTCTTCTAAAAGTCCGCTTTGATAACTCAATTTAATAACCTTTTCTGTGTTTATTTCATTGTGATAAATATAGATAAAGTCATTTTTTGTAGTCATCTGGCTGTCACAATCTTTTACAATTTGACCTATTTCATACAATCCGCTGCCTAAAATGCTTTCTCCAATGCTATAAACTTTATCATTCTTTAGTTCACATTGCTTAACAGTAAATCCGCATTTACTTGCCAAGTCATTAATTATTGTACTTGCTGTCGTATTTGGAGCATAAGCAGCACTAACTAATTTCTTAAAGTCTGCTGGAACTTCACGACATTTTAGTTTTAAGACTCTGTTATCAACTTCTTTTCTAGTAATAATACCGCTGGCAACTTCACCTATATCTGTTCCGTATCCTGCCACAAGTCTCACACTATCCTTTAATTTAATTTTTGCGATAGTGGTATTTGTCAATCCTTTTATTTCAATGTCAAACTCATTCGGTTCTTCATTTACTGATTTATAAGTCCATTTTATCTCGACTCCATTTATAACGCTCGGATCGGTTAAATTATAATCTTTTGGAAAAATAAAATTTAAGTCACCTTCACTTGTTTGTATTTTTATTTCAGTTCGTTCCAAAAATAATTTATTAAACATCACTTTCTTCTCCTGTTTCATCAAATATATCAAAATATTCTAAAAATACTGTTTCACAAAAATTCTCGTAAGTGATTGGAACTTCTTTTTTGTCGAAGCTAAGCGGCACAATATAGCAATTTAAAAACTTATCATTTATATTATCGTTCTCGTCTTTATTTATAAACCAACCAAGTGGACGTCCATATGCAAGTTTTTCATTTCCAAGCATTATCTCACCGTTTTCGTCCATCACATCAATATAAATACGATTATTACTTTTAAAATGTTTTATTCTTAACAAATATATCTCACTTCCACTTTTAAAAGTAAAAACATAAGGAATTTTCTTTTTATCTATTTCAATTCTCATTTCAAAAATCCTCCAAAACTAAGTCCACTATCCTTTGTTCCTGCAATTCCTGTTTTTTGTTCATCTTTTAATGTAGTTGCTTCCGAATTTAAAACGTCTCCTTTTCTCATCAAATAAGCAAACTCCAAAACTTCAAAATCAATTTCAAATTCTAGCGTTGACTGTGTGCTGTAACTTCGCGAAACTTTAGTAATAATCATATCCTCTATTGTCTCAACTGTAGAAATTGTGCATAATGTTTTCTTTTGCCACAATTCCACAATTTGTTCATAAATACTTTCAGCATTTTTGGTAACCAAATCGCTTAAAATGACAGAAATACTATATTTTCTATTACTGTGTGAAACATTACTGCTTATCAATGTGCTATCTCTATCCTCAAGCGAATGAGTTTTAACACTACTATCCCTTTCATCGCTTTTTATTTGTACCCACTCAAGTTCTATGTCATTGATTTTACATCTTTCAGCTTCTTCAAAGAGCTTAAATCCAAACATACTATCAAAGAATTGATTAACTTCCGTGGAATGAGCCAAGGCAATGCCATAAGCAGTTGCCCCAATGCTTCCTAAAATACTATTAAATCCTATGTTGTATAACTTGTTTTTTGTTCCTTCGTAAGCTATTTTCCCAAAAGGATTCCCTTTTATTTTTTGCTTACTTGCATTTAATCCGCTAAAATCCATTGCCTAACCTCCCATCGCTATATATTTTTCTTCAAAAAATCTTCTCAAAACTTCTTCAATTCTTTTCGTCAATTCTCTGTCGTTTCCGCCTGAATTTTCAACAACAATCGTAGGGGAAAAAATATTTTGTGAGCTTCCGCTGTTATTCGATTTGCTGTTGGAACTCGGTTTTCCACTTTCAATAGCCTTTTTAGAGTTTTTCCCAAACTGATCCCTCATCATTCTTCTTGTTGCTTCAGCCGTTGAAATTCTAGTACCTTGTGGCAAGTTCATAGTCATTTCTTCATTAGCTAAGAACTGTTGTCCACTTGGCAACCTAATCATTTCCGCTCCTTTTTCTGCAACGGTAACTGGTCCACCTTCCCAAGATTTATCCCCTATATATCTACCTTTTCCACCACCTAAGAACCCTAACCAAGACGGAGGCTTAATCTTGAACATTCCAGCTATTTTACCTGCTATTTCGCTAACTTTTCCAGCTAATCCTTCAAAAAATCCTTTGATTGCATTAATTACACCTTGTGCAATACTTTTTGCCTTGTTGAATCCTTGAGTAAAAAATGTAGCAATTTTATTTACCACTGCACCAATCGAATTAATAACTCCTGAAATAACAGCCAATACTGCTCCCATAATACTAGCAACTACACCTATTATTGCTGAGAACACTCCAACTACAACTCCTACAATTCCAGCAAATACACCGATTACAACTTGAGCGACTGGAACTATTGCCGATATTAATACTGCTCCTATTTGCAAGATAATACCAATTACTGGAATCAAAGCAGTACCAATTTGAACTGCTAAATTAACAATTACTGCAAATATTTGCATTATTGGCGCAAGCGCTGGAGTAAGCATAGATACAACCTGCATAATCTGTCCGAAAGCCATTGCAAACATATTTCCTATACTCCCAAAATCGATATTGGAAAATAATGTCATAACAGCATTGCCTATATCACTAAATATCTGCCCTATCTGTCCAAAATTAATACCACTAAGCATTTGGCCAAATACTCCTGCAACTTGCCCGGCTAAACTAATAATCGTATTTAATCCGTTAGCAATCCCATTCACAAGGCCATCTCCGCTAATCCCGCTAAATGCTTGCGACAAGGTTTGCCCTATGCTTTTTAAAGGTTCTAACAGCGGAGCGAAGTTTAGTTTACCAAAAATACTAATTATTCCATCCAATGCACCATCAGCCATTGTTGCCATTCCCGAAAAAGCCTGCTGCACACTTTGAGCCATTTTTTGCCCAGCAGGAGTATTTAAAAGTTGATTTACTTTTGTTAGCAAGCCATCCATTGCTTGCTGCCCTGCATTCTGTGCTTGTTGCCAAACTTTTCCAAAAGTAAGAGGCATTTGTTTATATTTCGATTCTATATCATTAGCACTTCCTAACACTGCATTTTTGATTACATCGGAAGTAATTTTGCCTTCTGAACCTAATTTTTTAAGTTCTCCTATTGAAACTCCCATTGATTCCGCTATCTTTTGAGCTAAAATTGGAGCATTTTCCATTACCGAACGAAATTCATCGCCTTGTAGCTTTCCAGATGTCATTGCCTGATTTAACTGAAACATTGCCGACTTCGCTTCTTCAGCTGATGTACCCGATACTTTGAATGCTTTGTCCAATGTACTTGTAAATTTAACCGCTTCATTGTCATTAAACAATCCATTCGTAAGCATTTTAAGTTTAGCAATCGAATCTAGTTGTGTTCCATAATCTGCCCCACTGCTTTGAGCCGCCGCGAAAGTTTTTTGTTTTAATCCACCAACATCGTTAGTGACCATTTTTAGCCTAGAATTTCTCAACGAATTTTCGTCAGAAGCCTTTGCTAATCCTGCAAAACTAATTCCGCCGGCAATACCTGCAACTGCTCCTAATTTACCAAGTAATCCGCCTAATTTGCCTATTATTCCTGTTATTTTGCTTCCAATCCCCTTTAATGCTGAACCAAATTTTTTCAAATTATCTACCGAAAAGGAGCTTTTTATTTTAGAACCTAAACTTTTGAAAGCTGTGCCAAGAATATTTCCAGAACTTAAAATGCCATTCATTTTGTCCCTGAATTTATCAAAACTACTTCCTATTTTACTTCCAACAAACGGTATTTTTTCAAGCTTATTCACTAATCCGTTTAATCCGTTGGAATTAATCATTTTACTTCCTAATCTTGATAAAATACTATCAACTTTGCTTGTCGTTGGTATTAAACTAGCCATTTTAGCCTTTAGTTTCTCTAATCCAGAACCACCGACCTTGTTTCCAATTTTTGATATTTTTTCTTCTACTTTTGCAGCAGCAGGCAATATAGATTGCATTTTAGATTTTAATTTGTTTAAAGGACTATCTTCGGCTTTTACACTCAACAGTATTTCTAATTTATTCCCTCCAGCCATTTTATCCCTCCTTTTCTTCAAAATCCATTATTGCTCTACACCACTGGAAAAACCTAACATTGCTCATATCCAGAACAACATTAGGGTCTTTTATTTTTCTTTTTACAATAAACTCCCATTTCATTTTAACCATGGGGTCATTATATTGCTCTTCTGCTACTTCAAGGTCATGTTCAATTTCCTTTTCTTGTTCTCCTTGAACTTACCCATGTAGTCTATAATAGTTGCAACTATTTCAAATAATGCCTCTTCATCGTACTCAAAAAAGTTAATTTTTCTAGCCTCATTTGGTTTTTCAACCATTTTCGGCAATATTGTTGCTGCGAATACAGGAATATCCTTATCTGTTAAAAATTTTGTCAAAGCATTTGTGTAAATTTGATAATTTTGTGGCTTAGTTAATCTAAAATCAAATTCCTTTAAAGTTCCTTCTGCGTCCACATATATCTCTTGCCCCTTAATATTTAATCTCCCTAAATTATCAATAAAAACATTACTTTCTTGCTCTTTTTCTTCTATTTTTTCATTTTCTTTATTCGCCATTTTCTAATCCCTCCTATACGGTTTCTTTATATTTTGCACATTGAACTGTATATTCAATAGTGACATCTTTGGTATTATTTTTTCTTTCTCCACCTTTTTGAACTGATACGCCTTCACCGTTTCCGACAATTTTATTCATTCCTGAATTATCTATATATGTCAATGTTCCTAACACACCTTTTGGATTTGCATTACATTTTGTTAAAAATATATCATCATCAGAACCCTTGATAGTTGTAATTTTTATTTCTCTTTTTGTTACTCTTGTTTGTATTGTAATAACGTTTCCTTTTATGCCTGGATCACTTAATGTGTGTGAATCCTCTGTTGGATTATTTTCTATCTCAGTAGCTTCCTTAATTAAATATCCGATTCCTGCTCCTGGAAAATTTATAATTAAATCTACTTGACTTAAATCAGATGATTTTTCTAAAAAATTATTTCCCATTTTCTACCTCCCTATGCCGTCAATGGTTCGTCGTGCCAAACCAATGTAACTTCAATTTTTTCTATTTCTGTACTGATTGTAAAATCAATTTTTACATTTCTAAGTGTACGATTGATGTAATCATCTACAGTCAATCCTGTCTGTGCCGAAGTGTCTTCAATGCTTGGGACTGTAACTTTAAACAAGTATTCACCACTATTATTCTTAGCAACTGCTCCTTGTTTTCCCATTGCTAACATTACTCTATTCAATAATGCTTCAACTTTCGGAATACCTTCGCCATCCATTGTTGTATTCTTTTCTTCAATTAACATTCTAGCCAAATTAGTTTCAATATTATGCACAATCGCATCTATTTTAATTGTTTGGTCTGCATGCCTTACACCATCAGCGCACCAAGAACCGCTTGTTACAGCATTGTATCCAACAAAATTTCTAGTGTAATTAATATTACCTTTTTCATTATCACTTTCTTCTGTCAAAGTTTTAGCCGATGGATCTACTCCTAATATTCTTCTGTCACTCCAACGTCCATCAATTCCTTGAGCGAACGTGTAAGCTGGTAATCCAAATATATCCAAGTTTCCACCTTCGGCTTTTCCAGCCATAAAATATATTCTCACGCTTTCTTTTAGTTTGTTATTCTCAGCTGTCGAATTAGCCACAACTGCAAATTTAACATTTCTAGTTAGCCATTTAGCCAATGCTTTTGTAAATTCTTCATCATAAAAATCTACAATCACACCGTAAAAATCGCCAGTTGGTAAACTATCTAAAAATTCTTCGTTCGGTGTTGCTTTACTTGCGCAATACCAAACATCTGGCTGTATTACATTTCCATCGCTATCCTCTTGTGACAAAAATGTTTCCACCCCTTTGTACATTTTAGAATCAGCCCCAAAATCTGTTTTAACATCATCTAATTTTGTGTATTTCTTATAAGATTTATCTGCTTCTTTAGTTATAAATAAGACTTTCCCAAAATCACCTAATAGCAAAGGTTTTGTTGGTCTTATTACCGTTACTTTTATTTTCTTAGCCATTCTCTACCTCCGTTTTCACTTCCACATCTTTTATTAAATCTCTTACTCTTTCGCTTGATTCTCGCCAATTCATTTCTACATCAAAACTAAATCTGTAAATATATTGACTGCCCTCAAGGAAAGTTAAATCTTTTATTTCTATCTCGTCATCACTTAATCCAAATCCGTTCCTTACCAGATCGTGTCTTTTCTTAAATACTATAACCTCAAGTAATTCGCTAGCCATTTCTTCTGCTCTTGACTGTGTTGGTGCATAGAAATCAAATTGCAAATAAGCAATAACTAATCTTAAAGCCTTTTCCTTGATTTGCGTATCTGTTGTTTCAATAGTTCTATATGCACTGTATGCCGACTTATTAAGACTTATTGTGTGCATAACAGCACATTCTGCTGGCTTTTTAGCTACATAATTATCACGAATAACTTGAAAATCTACGAAACTAGCTAACAATTTTCTTAATACTTCGTTTTTCATTCTTGCATCCTTTCAATGTAATAAATTCTAAGTTCATCGTGTTTCATATAGTTCTTTGCTGTTGTTACAATATAGTTATTTCCCTCAAATTCAATTTTATTTTTCAAGTCAATATCAATATAACAGTATATTTTTTTAGTATCTAAAGTCACTTGTATCCCTTGTTCCACAAGCATACTTATGTCCTGCCTGTTAAGATTAAATACTGCTCCCTCAAATTCTAAACTTTCATCAACTTCAACCAGTTCTGAATTAATCCACTTGCTTGTTCTTTTTGATATTTTGCATTTACTAAAAAATCTCTTTGGTATAAATGTTTTATGTGCCATTTTATGCCCCCACGATTTCGTAATCTATTGAATGAAATAAAGAATGTGTATCAATAAGTGGTGTGCTTTGCCCCTTAGCCTTTACAGTTTTGGGGTCGTTTGGTGCAAAATTACCACTCATTATTGTTTTCTTTATTTTCTGAACTACAAAAGTTCCTAAATTTTCATAAGCCTGTTGTCCTGTCAT